GGGTAACGGGATTTCGCGATAAATGCGGGCTGCGCTCCCGTGCGCAGTACCCGCTCGCCGGTTCCGACGGCACGCGTGCGTGTGCGGCCAAAGCCAGCGTCGGATTCCTTCATCATCGTGCGGTAGTCGCAGTAGCCGATAATGTCTGAATGCTCCGAAACCAGGTCGGCACTTTTCTTGTGCAACTTCAGTTCGAACCGATCGTAGGCGTCCTGATCGGGCGCCTCGTATTTTCGTATCGCCGAGTGCGCGATCATTATGACCGCCATGTTCTTCTGCTTGCGCAGCACCTCGATGCGCGCCAGCACGTCGCGCCAGAGTTCGACCGCGAACACGTAGCCCTTGCCATACCCCGGATCTTCGATCGACTTGAAGCCGTGGATGTCGCAGATTTTTTGCCAGATGATCGGCTCCAGCCAATCGAGGCTGTCGATGACGACCGTGCGAAACTCGTGATCCTCGTTGGTCAGCGTGTCGATGGCCGCAACAAACGCGTCATACGTGTCGAGCAATGGAAAGCGGTCCACGCCGATGATGCCCGCACCGTCTTCAGTGCAGAGGAATACGGCCTTCGGCGCGGATGCCGCAAAGGTCGATTTCCCGACCCCGGCGCCCCCGTAGATACAAATGCGCGGCGGTGCCATCTGCGGCCCGCGGATAATGTCAGTTAGTTTCATCGTCTCTCTCCTCTGTTGATAATCCTGCCTTCACAAACAAATCGATCAGCGTCTCCTCACGCAGGCAGTACAGGCGCGGCGAGCGGTCAGCCCGCAGCGCGATGATTGCGGCGTCATCCTGCTCAAATGCCTGGTAGAGAAATTTGAACCCGGCTGCCCCTTTCCGGCGCTTGCACTCGACCGAGTACGGGCCGAGCCAAACGTCGCCGGCGAACGCTGCGCCAAGCTGATTTTTGAAAGCGCCGGACCCGAACACGCGGCGAGACGGAACGCCGGCGTCTGCAAACGCCTGCTTGACCTCGTTCTCAAGTTCACGCCCGCGCGCCTTGTTGCGCGCGCTCATTGCTGCGCCTGCATGTAGGCGAACTGGTGATCGTCAGCCGTGACCTCGCCGCCGGTCTGGCGCATGATGTTTGCGGTAATCCGTGCGCCTGGGCGCATCCGACCGATCGCGTAGTAGTAGACGGCGGGCCGCGAGCAGCCGAACAGCTCCGCAGCGGCGGTGTACGTTAGATCGTTTTCGATGAGCCAATCGCGGAGTTGCATTACCAACCTAAAAAGTTGCGTTTAGTAAAGTTGAATAAATAGGTATCACTCCGTCAGAATGTCTGACAATATGTTTTTTGAAAAAATAATAGGTGAGACAAATGGTCAACAATCGCATAGCGGAACTGGCCGCGCGGGCCGGGATAAAAATTCCCGAACTTGCAAAACGAATCGATATGAAGGCGGCAACGCTGCGCGTGTACACGCGCCAAGAACGCGAGCCGCGCCCCGCCCTGGCGGAGAAGATCGCCGCAGCACTCGGCTGCACGGCCAACGAGGTCATGGGATTCGATATGAACGGCGGGCCACCGCCGCGCGAGGCCAGTGAAAATCAGATACCTTTATATGGCAACGCGGCGGCTGGTATCGGCGCCGACGTCACCGACGTCAGCAGTCCGGTGGAGTACATCGACCGGCACCCGGCGATGATGAGCAGCGCCAGCGGCTATGCGGTGTTCGTGATCGGCAGCAGCATGGAGCCGCGCTTCCGCGAGGGCGAGATCGTTTACTGCCGACCCGGCAAGCCGCCGCGCAAGGGCGACGACGTCGTCGTCCAGCTTGAGGATGACAAGGGCCGCACGGCGATCGTGAAAGAGTATGTGTCCGCCGATGACACTGTCATCACGTTACGACAGTTCAACCCAGAAAAAACGATCACGATTTCCCGCGAGCGCGTGATTTCCGTCCATACGGTCTGCGGAACGACAATAGTGTAATTTTTTGTAGACAAATCGCAATGTCTTAGATTACGCTTCCCTCTCGTTTTATGGAGAGGGAAAAATGCTAAGATTTTTTACTGAGCTTGTCGTCCTGTCAGCGTTTCTGGCAACAATCTATCTCACACTGATAATGACCTGCGCTTCGATCGATCGGTGCTTCGTATGAGCGCGGTCCTTCTGAGCAAGAAAGACGCGTGTCTGCGCTTGTTTGGTGCGGCGAGCAGCTATCGCTATCGCCAGCTCGAAGACCTGGCCGCTGCCGGCGAGATCAAAATGGTCGGCGACCGCTGGGTGCCGTGGTCCGAGATCCGCCGCCTTGCAGGTGACCGTGATGAGTGAGTGCGAGAAGTGTGGCGGCAATCATTTTCACCGCACCAGCAACGGCATGATCGTGCAGTGCGAGTGCATCAGCGATGCCGCCTATGACGCGGTCAATCGGCCGGCTCACTACGCGCAGGGCGACATCGAATGCATCGATGCCATCAAGTCGGCTGTCGCTGACCTGCGCGGCGTTGAGGCGTACATGACCGGCACGATCATTAAATATGTCTGGCGTTGGCGCGCAAAAAACGGCGCCGAGGATTTGCGAAAGGCGCGATGGTTTATTGATAATTTGATTGAGGAGACGCGACATGGCAAATGATCTCAACGACGCTTGGCGGTTCCGTCATTCCAAAATGATAGCCGCCCCGGCTGAAAAGTCGGAGCGGCTGAAGGTTGCGAAAGTTGATTTCGGTGGGCGGTTTGAAGACGACCCCCAAGCAGTGCGCGAGGGCCGCAAGCTGAATTTAGCGACCGGGCGAAAGCTCCTCGCTCACGGTATCGCTGCGAGCGGCCGGCGATACACTTAGCGGCTTGGTGATCTCTACCGGGCCGACCGAATTAAACAGATCAGCGGCGCGATCGGCGAAAGCCATCGCGTCGTTTTTTGTGGAAAAATCAAATGCAAGAATGCCGTCGTCGTCGTCTTCGATCGTGACGTCCCAGCAATCGTCTTCGTGGTGTACGTTTATTGCGATCATAAAAAACTCCCTCTCCTGCCGATGATAAAACCAGACGGAGAGGGAGTTGAAAACAATTATCGTTGATCAAATTGATCAGCAAATTGATCAGCAAATTGATCAGCAAATTGATCAGCAAATTGATCAGCAAATTGATCAGTATTTTTTATTCCATCAAAAATCCGTTTGCCACGCGCGAGGACATGCACGCAGACATAGCCGCTACGCGCGTGTCGATGGCGCGGTAGCCGTCCGAACCCGGATGGTTGGCATCGCGCAGCACAACAAAAAAAGCGGTCGTCAATCGCTCCATCGACAAAATTGACTGTCTGGTCGGCTTGATGATCTTCGTGCGCCCGTCGTCGTCGTCTGTGTCGATGATCATAAATCCGCCATCCACGGCCTCTTTTAGGATGCGGCCAAACGTGGCCTCGCCGACGCCCCTGCTCGACGCCAAAAGATCATGCCGCGCAGGCCAGTAACCGGCATACCAATCGTGCATCAGGCTAGCGAATATTGAGCGCCGAGCGCTATTCGCGAACCAGAATTTGATCGGCGGTTCGGCCGCCGGGCTGGCAACAGCGTCCGCGAACCAAACGCGCGCCTTGCAGTACGCGGCCATCGTTTCTCGATACTCTGTAAATTCGGCATACTGCTCGACTGGTGCTTGCGTGATTAACGTGCCGACATTGCTGACGTCTAGCGTTGTGACTGGTATTTTTTTCGCCATTTTTTCTCTCCCTAACTAAATGCTTTAGACATCATCTTCGCCAGCGCCTCGTCGCGCCGGGGATCGTCCCGCCAATGCGCGTACTGCTTTCTGGTGAAATCAATCGACTTGTGACCTATAAATTGCGTGATCTGCGCGTCGGTCAAATTTGTTTCGAAAAGTAAAACACTCGCGTAGTAGTGACGCAAGTCGTGCCACCTGATCCTCGGTATCCTGGCACGGTCACAGGCCGGATGAAGACCGCGCTTCCGCCAGTTCCCACCGTCGGCCAGATGGCCCTCGGTCGTGGGAAACACAAGCCCCTTGTTTGGCATAATAGCGCGCTGCTTGAGCGGCTGCGCGATCTTCCACTTGCGCAGATCCGCAACAAGGTGATCTGGTAACGCGATTGACCTGATGCCGGCCTTTGTTTTTACCGTCTTCATTTGTCCGTGACGGGCATTGTTTCGTATGTGATATGCGGAACCATCGAGGTCGAGATCACCCCAGCCGGTCGCGATTTGCTCACCGCAACGCGCGCCAGTGTACGCCGCAAATTTGATGCGCAGCGCGTACTCGCCCGCGTTGTCGATAATCGCTTGGATGTCGGCCTTGCTGATGCGTGGCGATCCCTCGAATTTTATTTCCCTCTTGGGTAAATCGACGTTTTTACCGCTGCACGGGTTTGCACGCGTGAGGTTGTTTTTGACCGCGAACTTGAGCAATTGGCGAAGCGTGTCAAAACGATTGAGGCCGGTGCTATGCGCTTGCCGAAAAATTACCGGAATGATTTCGGCTTCAATGTACGCGGTGGTGACGTCCATGACCTTGCGGTCACGCAAGCCAGGCACGTTATTGAACATAAACTGCGTGTTGCGCCGATGCGTTTGAGTCTTCTCTTCGCTGCTATCTATTTTCGTGCGCACGTTATCGATGAATAACTGCGCCACATCAACCGTGCGTGGGTTGGTCGTGCGCGGGATGTACTCTTTGTTTTGCGCATCTGCGAGCGCCTGATCACGGACATCCTGTGCCTCTTCAAGGGTGTTAAAAATCTCGCGGCCACCGCCGATTGAGCGTAGGTCAAGGACAAAAGTTTCGCTCATGTCCTGACGCCACCGCCGCCGTTTCGTGATGTTGTCTAGTTTCTTTTTCATGTCTCTCTCTCCTAAATGCAGCGGTGCTGACGGCACCGCTCGCGGTAATGGTCAACTGCCTGATCAAATGTGTCGTGCAGCGCGGTCCATAGCTCCTGACCGTCGTCGCGCAGGTAGGACGTTGCAAACGGCCAGCGCGGCGATTGATGGTCGCGGCGCAGGGCGATGACTGCCTGGTCGCGGCGAGTGGGGCGGGAGGCGATGATGTCGTAGTTCATGTTTTCTCTCTCTCCTTATATCAGGTCACTCTTCGTCATCTTATATATTCATTATTAATGACGTTTAACAGACTAAATATAACCAAATGACCTTCTGTTTAATTTCGGGAAATTTTAAATGGCAGCAAAACGCAAAAAACCCCCCGATCCTGAGATCGAGGGGTTCTAAAAACACCGCTAAGTGCTTGATATTAAATGGTGCGCCCACCAGGACTTGAACCTGGGACCCACTGATTAAAAGAGCGTGTAAGCCCCGCTCAAATCTCATTTAAAATCAAAGGTTTAGCGGTTTAACCCGTTGATCAAAAGACAAAGATTTTTATATAGGGGATTTGTAAAACTGACAAGGGAATAATTTGCATGAATATTTTGGCAATGGCCGTCCCTATTCAATGGGTCACGCAAACCGTCACAAATTGTCGATCGGCGGCACGATGTGAACGTCTCGCGTGTCAAAATTCACGTACGCCGTGCGCACGCCCAGAAGTTTTTGCAACGCTGAACGCGGGCGGTGGATTCGCGAGGCAACCTTTCGCCCGGTGCTGACGCGGCTTGCGTCCTGCTTGCTGTCGAGCAACAGGATCTCGCCGTCGTCGTTATACGCAACGCAATCCACCGGACCCTGGCCGGCCAGCGGACGCAGCACATAATAGCCCTGCCGCAGCAGCCACTCGGTGAGGATCGTCTCGCAGATTTGACCTTGCTGCTGCCGGAAATCAGGCAGCGTAGATTCCCAACCTGATGCGATCGGCGATACGGTCGGCGCGCTTGCCAACTTGGTCGGCCCATCGTGACGACAGTGCCTCGTCAGCCGCGGCTGAATAATCCTCTGCCGCCAGCGAGGAAAGCATCAAGCGAAATTTAGCGAGGTTGCCCGGCCCCATGTTGAAGCACATCTCGATCAGCGCCTCGCGGCGGACCTGGTCGAGCAGTGACCACGTAGCATCTCCGACCACGCGTTGCGCGGCTAACTCGAAACGCGCCAGATCATTTGCCAGCAGCATTTCGGCTTCCGCTTCGGTGATGCCGGTGCCAGGTTCGTCGGCATCGACGCACCTGCCAAAGCCGATCGTTAGCCGATTTGTGGGGCAACGGTATGCGGTCGCGCTAAAGCCTTCGCCGAGCTTGATGCTGTTGATCAGGTTGGCGCTAATCACTTGCCTACCCCCTTGGTACGCTCCCAGCTTCGCAGCCCGCCAAGTCCTAACATGCCCAAAAGTATCGGCATCATCTGGCTCATATCCAGCGCCGGCAGATCAACCAGGTGGCCGGTCTGCGCCAGCACGAACGACGCCATTGGTTGGAATAAATATGTCCATGCGAGGGACGAGGCGCACGTCCACCCGGTAAGCGGGCGCCAGGACGACTGAAACCAGTTGCCCCGCGCCTCTTCCTTGTTCACGTCAATCTGCGCGAGATCCACCTTGGCGAGGTGTTCTGTGAGCTGCGCCTTGATCGCGCGTTCCGCCTTCGCCCGCTCCTCCGCATCTTCCGGCAGGAACCTGCCGACGATGTCGGTGACCGCAGGGAGAACGGCGCCGATTAATCCAATCATTTTGCAACCCTTTCGCTCGACACAGGAGGATGGACACCATTATGGAGTTTGCGGAGAGACGCCGTTTCGGCTTTCAGATACTCGATATCCGTTTGCATCACAGCAGCGGCCCGATGCTCGCGGCGCAGGTTCTCCGGCGATGACATTTGTGCCAATATATTTATGCGCTGCTCTTGCTTTTCCGTGCGGGTATCCAACGCATCGATGCGGCGATCCAAGCCGCGAAGCCTGACCTCGGTATCGGCGAGTTGATCGATGACAGTAGCCAATTTCTGGCGGACGATAGCCGCTGCGCTTACTACGGATACCAGCATACCCGCCGCGGTCAGGATCATGCGAGCATCTAGCTCCATTTACGTTTGGCCCACTCATATATTCGAATGCATGTCCAGATGATGGACAACAGCGCAGCCAAGGCAGGTAGCCAATCGATCAGCGCGGCCCAGGCGACGAACAAGCTGGAAACGTCAACGGCGGTCTTCATATGGTCAGTCATTCAATCGAGCCTCATCCCCACGCGGCGTGACGAACTCCCAACCATCTCCCATCCACACCAGGCACACCATGCCGTCGTTTTTGGGCGGGCTGAACGTGAGCATGAACGCGCCGGTTGCTGTAACCGACAGTTTGATCAGCCCCTCAGTCGTCAGCCCGTACCCGCGCAGTGTGTCGCGCGGTTGGATTAGGTCAGCCTGTTCCGGCTTGAAACACGGAAGATCGTGCGCGTGTGGGCTGCGCACAAAAAAGGCTGTCAGAATGACAGCCATCAAGAAAACTATGGTCGCCCGAGTGGTCATAACTCAGGCCAGTCCGGGTTAGCCGGATCATCTGTTTTATATTTAAATCTCAAGCTAACTACTCAGGCTTCGTAGGCCAAGCGGGGCTAGCTGGGTCGGTTGTGTTTGCCGGAAGGTCACGAAGAGCTTGACGATAAGCTGTCTGTGCGTCTGTCATTGTGCGGTCTGACGCAGCCATCCAATCTGTTTCCGCTAAAAGTTCGTTACGCTCAAAGCGCAAACTTTCCAACTGACCGGACAGACGTTCTGCGATTTCCTCGTCAGTCATCGTGCGAACCTGCTCAACCTTAGTGACTGTGTTGTCGACCACCGTGACTGTGTCCGGTGTCTTCACCTCATTGGCACCAGCCGTCACATTGGTTTCAACTACAGGATACCAACCAAGTGATAGCAAAGTTGCATCGTCAGCCATCCGAAGACCACTGACATTCTTCCAGTTCTTAGGTAACCCACCGATGCGAGTTACACTACCATTTTCAACAAGTGCGTACATTATGTTTCCCCTTTAAGGTATATAATCAAAATTACTGGAAGGAGTGAAGTTGCCCGTGTAACGCGCTATGTTTGAGACTTTAAACTCATCATAGTATCCGGGTAGTACATTGTTGTATGGCCACTCCAGCGTAGTATTTGTCCTGTTCCCAATGACTATGTATGGGTCACCAGAAGAAAAGAAATCAACGCCCGTTGCATTATAAATATTCGAGGCGGCCACACCGTTATGGTACAAATTCACGTAGTTACCGTACCTAACCAGGGCCACATGGGACCACGTGTTTACGGTTAGCCAGTTAGTGAAAATGAAGACGTGAGTATTATACCTGTTGGCAATATTCGCTTTTGCGCGCGTAGAATTTTCGTACAAAACTGATATGTTCTGGCCCGCTGCAAAATTTCCTGCAAAGTTATACAGCTCAAACATCCAGTCATTACTTGCAGTCGCAGTTGGCCGAAGCCAACACTCAATCGTAAAATCACCCGTACCAAAATTAAAAGCCGAACTAGCTGACACCACCAAACCGTCAGAACTAGAATCCATAAGGAAGGATGATGCTCCCATTTTGAACTGTTCTGTTTGATGATCTACTGTTCCTCTAGGCTGCAAGATTGTATGGCCATAGCTACTTAAATCCTCAAACGTGGTACTTCCGTCTGTTGTATCTGAGCGAATAAGTAGGACCGTATTTTCATCTGTAGCCGCCCCGCCTTGGCCTGCCGCTGCCATCATAAGTTTACTAGCATTACTCATTAGCCCATCTCCTGACCAGACACGAAGCCATACCAAGTCGTGCCAGCGTCCAGTGTATAAAACACCAGAACGTCAATACCAGCCGCCGTTAGCGTTGGTGCAGTTGCAGCGGGCCAGTCCACACTAGCGGGCCATGCGACTGTTTGTGAACCGCCGTTGGTGAGCGTTAGTGTAAAGGCGCAAAGGTTGCCAGTTGGTGAAGGATTGCTGAACGTGAAGGTATTTGCAGACGTATCGACCGTTGCTGAGACTGAGTTGCCAAGGGTTAGGTCAATGTCTTGTGTGCCGCCGCCTGTTGAGCCGATGGCGTTATTGACTTCACCGTAGTCTTGCAGCAGAGGGCGACTGGCAATATTATCTGCAAAACTCTGAGTACCCGTAAAGGTATTAGCCCCCAATGCAGCAGCACTTATATTTGATCTAGCTCCAGCGGCATCGCTTGCACCAGTTCCCCCATCAGCTACCGCGAGGTCCGTTATGCCGGTGATTGAACCGCCGTCGATGTTGATGCTTGAGAGGGCTACCGTGCCGGCGACCACGTCTGCGGTATGTGCCATCAACTCTCGGATCGCGTTATTGATGCCAGACGGCGGGCATCCCTCATCAATGTTCACGTCATCGACCACGGTGTTACTGGCCGGTGTGGCCGAGTATTCGTTCCAGTTTGCTTTAGCCATTTTTCCTCACAAAAAAACCCGCCAGCGGCGGGTTGTGGTGGTGGTGTCCGGGTTAGTTAAAAGTCGAGCAGGCCGCCTGCGGTGCCGATAGACGCAGCCCCTCCGGTCATTCGCATTTTACTGCGAAGGGCGGCACCCAAGCGCGCCATTGAAGAGTCTGTTGCCTCTTCCATCAGGTCGGCGGCAAGGCGAGGGTCTTGCATCGCGTCAATCAACAATTCACGCACCCTCGATTCTGGCCCAAGCCCGTATAGAAATCCCAACTTATCGCCGACGACTCTGGCGAACGAACTGTTGGGATTACTAAGCATCCGCCCCATCACATTGCCAACCGTCAGATTCTTTGCCGTTTCTGATCCTGGCACCTTGATGAAGGGGGCCGTGGGCGCGGTGCTACGGTTTAGGTCTGTCATAACATTATTAAGTTGGCGGGTCTGACTTTGCGAAAGAACACCGTCAGGGACACCCACCATCTGACTTTTCATCTTTGCTTGGCTCAAGACATTTTGTCCGGTCAGAACATCAGGGCCAGCTTGCTCGCTCTTGCGGCGAAGCTCTTGCAACATTTTCATCTGATCAATCGGCCGGCTCATTTTCCGATAGCTGTTCATGTATTCTCTATACCCCGGAGCGCCGGATTCTATGATGTTGTCTACTTCGTCGATCACTTCTTGCAGTTGTCTTTTGGCAAGTCTGAAATCTGAGCGTGGCCCCGATAGCTTTCCTTGTGCCGCAAGGCGCAGGTCTTTTCGGATTTCATAAAGCGCACGCAAGCTGTCAGCCTTCTCAAGATCTTTCTTAGCCGAATTAAGTGCGCTGGCGACGGTGCGCCGCTTTCCTGCGGGAGTTTTGATCAAATCATTGATCATTTTTTTAACAACAAGCGTGACCGATCCGGGGATTATTTCGTCCGATATCTGTGAGCTATCGAAGGCATTTTCGCGTTTCGGCCCGGTGATCGCATTACGTTTTCGTTCTGCGTACTTGATGGCTTCATCGCTCTCGCCCGAAATCCTGCCCAAGACTGACTGTCTCGCACTGTTCTGTTCCGACAACTGCTGCGCAATTCGGTTCTGCGTGTCGTAGTTGCTGCGCACCGGCGTCTGGAGAGCGGCGATGCCCGGATCTTGTGCGGCCTGCGCCGTCGTCGGACGCGACCCTGGGACATATTCTGGCGCGCCGCGCAGCCTCGCCGGCACGGCTTGCGGGTTTGTTGCCACAGAGTTCAGCGCGTCGCCAACGATCTCGCGGGAAGAATTGTTACTAAATATCGGCCTCAACGCATTGTACGCTCCCTTTACTGACGTGGCCGCAACTGGCAACGCGAAACCGCCCACGGCACCAATAGCACCGCTTAGGGCGCCGCTCTTGAGGCGATTTGCAACGCCACCCTCTCCAGCATTAAAACCAGCGACAAGCCCCGTCCCGCCCCCGACCCCCGCGCCCCTTAATGCCAATCGGCCCAAGGTTGGCGCAACGACGGCGGCGCTCGACCCGCCCGTGAATGGGGCCGCGATCAGGGCGCCTATTGTTGGCGCTAACGCCCCCGCCATTTCTGCAACAAGCGCGGTCCCGCCATTCTCTTCGCGATAGTCTGCAATGCCATTGCGGATAGCTTGCAGGCTCTTGTCGTAATCTTGGCCGTTCAATTCCCTGACGTGTGCCTCTAGCTCATCAGCGAAACCAAGGCTAATTCCTTGCGCAAAAAGTCTTCCGAATCCTGCCTCGACTGTTTTCCCTCCAGCCTTCGCATTCCTGCCGACCCGCGTAATAAACTGGGGAAACGTAAAGCCGTTATGCCCAAGATATGCCTCAACCTCCGCCTTGGTCGCACCGCCCTTTTCCATTCGGTTGTAATTTTCGGTGACAACATTGAAATCAGCCATCAGTCTTCCTCTTCCACTAATCCGAATTTTTTAGATAATTCGTCAAGCGTCGGCAACTTTTCGGGTTCCTTGTTTTGTGGCGTGACGCCTTGCGCATTTCGAACAGCATTTGTGTAAATTGAAGCTGGCAATGCCTCATCTTTCATCCCTTGGGTCACGACTTCCCGGAGTCGTCTTTTTTGGGCAATTTGGTTTACATCGTTACCCGGAACCGGAAAATGGGTTTTGTATTCGTCCTTCGCTTCTTGCGGCCCGATAACTGCACCAGAATCTTTCCGCAATTTTGCGCGAATCCAATCCATTGCTGCCGTGGCATATTCTTTCTGAGCGGGGGTCATCGTCACTTGTTGAAGATACTCACCAATGCCCGGAATCGCCTCTGCCATAACTTGGGCCTGCGACAGAAACACATCCGCACCAAACGACTTCTCCAACCTATCCAAAATCGGGTTGTGCAACTCAAAGCGTTTAAAAAACGAAAGGGATTTCGCCTGCCCATCTGACGGCTTCGGCGGCAACCCCCCTCCCACTCTTCTGCCGTTGTCTCCTTCGGGAGCAGATGGAGAGCCAGAATCAGAAGCGGCAACGCCCGGCGGCAATGGAAATGCTCTCAAATCTTGCGCAGGAACCCGAACCTGGTACGACGCGCCGGTGCCTGAATCTTGTCTGGTTTCAATTCTTTCTCGTCCTATGCGCCCGTAGGCGAGTGTGTATTTATCGACCTCTTCTTGCGATGCCGTTCCCGCTCTAATTTTTGGCCCGATGCTTAAAATCGCATTATAGGTTTGATTATCAATCCCTGTGCCGCCGAACCCGGTGCTTGGCGTGACGCCCTCAATTGGAGTTACTACTCCCGTGTTTGAATTGACCCTGCCGTATTGGTTCTCTCCAATTTTTTCGATCTTATAAGATGGCTTAGTAAATTGTTTCGCCATCAAATTGCCGGCCATCTTAATCGCAGCCGTCGGGTTTACCTGACCAACCGCGCCAAGAAATGGCCGCAACGACGCCGGCACACCCTGCAAAGCGGTCGGCACGGTCGTCTGCTCGCGCGCCAGAGGCAGCGCCCTGTCCATGTAACCCTGCCGCCAGCCGTCGTAATCGCTGCCAAACGCACCGGGATCGTCCATTGCCGGCTGCGCCATGATGGGGTTCACCACGCCGGTTGCCCTCCGCCGCGCCGTCGCCTCGTTGACCGGCTGCGGCGCCATCATGGCGCGCATCCCTTCATCGTCGCGCATTTTCTTGGCCAACGCACCGCGCTGAAGCGCCGTGTTCATCGAGTTTTGGTAGACCGCCATTGGTCCCGCCAGGTCGAGCGGCGGAGGCGTCGGTGACAGGCGTGGCGCGGATCTGGTTCCGATGCTCTGCCCAAGCGCGATCAATCCTTGCAGGCCGGCTGTGCGGCGGTCGCCGGCGTTGAGCAATCCGGCCTTAATCAGATCGTTGTAATTTGCCATCAGGAAAACAGGCTCCTGACCGCAGAACCGATCCCGGAATAGGTCGAACTATCAAACAGCCCGGCGTCGTTGGCGAACTTGGCCCCTTGGCCCAGCGCAGCAATGTTGCCGATCGCTGATCCGGTCGGGTCGCTGTAAAT